CTTCAGTCAAAAACAAGCTAGCATCGTTGCCGCCTGTAGCTTCAACAAGAAGTGTAGAATCAGAAGCGCCTTGAACAGTCAAACCATCAGCAGTTACTGTGCCAGTTACGTCGATGTTGCCTGTGCCAGTAAGGTTATTACTGTTTAGGTCAAGATTGCCGCCAAGCTGTGGCGTAGTATCTTCTACTACGTTTTGCAAAGCAGAGTCAGCAGTAGTGCCTTGTGCGGCTGTGGCGTAATCAGAAGAGTCAAAGGCCTTTACTTGTGCAAGATTAGTGACTTCTGAGTCCATCAAGGCACCAGCGGCTGTGACGTTAGTGGTATCTGTAACGTCTGCTGAGGCTTCAATACCGTCGAGCTTAGTACCGTCAGTAGCTACGTCACGTCCATCAAAGGTACTGTTAGTAGTGATAGCACCAGTCATTGCTCCGCCAGTCTTAGGCAGTGCATTGTCAGCAGTAGTACCTTGTGCGGCAGTAGCGTAGTCTGATGAATCAAACGCTTTTACTTGTGCTAGGTTAGTGACTTCACTGTCCATTAAAGCACCAGCAGCAGTTACGTTGGCTGTGTCAGTAACGTCTGCGCTAGTTTCAACGGTGTCTAGTTTAGTGCCGTCAGCGGCAATGTCGCGGCCATCTACAGTACCTGTGACTGTGATATTGCCGGTAAAGGAGGGGTTTTCTTTGTTTGACTTAGAATTTACTGCTGTTGCAATGTTGTCAAACTCTGTACCAAATTCAGCGCCTCGAATGATTTTACCTGAGTCGCCTGACGGTAAGGAATCTTTTGATGTAAAGTCAGTAGTCTTTGTATAGTCAGTCATGGCTTAACGCTCTCAGTAAAGTAGTCGTAGGTTTTGAAGAAATAAAATGAGGGTACTAACTGTTACCAGCTTTCCCCTCAGAACTACTTACGCGTCGTAGACAGCAAGAACAAGACCAGCTTCTGGACGATATACCTGAACACCGTAAAGAGTGTCCGAAGTAAACAGCGTTGAGAGGTACTCTTGCTTGTACTGAGTCTGTGAACGTACAGACATTTGCTCTGCGTGTACAAGAGCGTCCTTCTGCATCATGATACAACCACGTACATTAGACTGAAGTGTTGGACAGTTAGATGAAACGTAAACATCTACGCCATACAAGTTACCAATAAGGCCAGTGTTAACAGTCTGTCCTGATACGAAGTCAGAAGACGAGAACCGCTCAGTACCCATGATGGTGTTACGTACTACTGGAGGAACAATAATGCAACGTCCGTCCATTGGTACATCAGCATCATCCAACAACTGGATAGCTTGACGGAAACCAGCATCACTAAAGACGTCACCAGCAGCTACACTGTGTCCACCAGCAGCATCAAACAAACTTAATGGAGTACCACCTGTTGCGGCGGCATCAAAGAAGTATGAGTTACTGTTTTCCCAGTCAGCACCAGTAGGAGCAGCAAGGTCAAGAGTACCATCACCAAAACCAGTAGCAGCATTCATAAGGTCAGTGTCAACCTTAAGAGCCAACTGATAACCAGCGTCTTCAGTGTAGAACTGACGGAGGCTGTTAAGCGCCTGTACTTCTACGATGTCTTCGATGAAACGTGAGTACTCGAAGTGACGATTAACAGAAATCTGCAATTCGCCTTCTACGTTTGCTTGGATGTTGACAGCAGTGTCAGCAACTTTAGCAGAAGCAGCACCACGGATAGGCTTAGGAATGTGAATTACATCACCCTTCTTGCCTGTCATTGGAAGCTTCTTGACCAGAGGAGCCATCTTCAGGTTCTTCTGATATGCAGCAATAATCTCGTCACTCCAGATTTCTGGAATAAAAGTAGCAGCTGCTGTTTTGTTGACGATACTTCCACCGCCAACCGTACCGGGATAAGTTTGAGTAGCCATTGTAATCTCCTAGATTATTTTACTCGACCCTCCGCATAAGCTGCCATGATTTCATCGGCTAATGCTGTATAACGGTCTGGGTCTGTTCTCATAAGTTTAATAATATCGGCCCGACGATATACTTTCTTCCTTGTCCCTTGGTTACTGCCTCGTGCATTACCTGTACTAGCTGCTTTTAGTGTTTGCTTCCGTGCCTGTTTTTCAACATTGACAGTCTGTTGTGCAACTACTTTACGTTCTTTCCAGAGTGTAAATAGCTCATCAGCAGAATCAGAATCATAACCTTGGTCAGCCGCTACAAATAACTGAGTCCTAATCTTAGATGCTTTAATCCATTCTGCAAACTTAGGATCTTCTAGTATTGTCTGCATATCTGGGTGTTTAGCTTGAAGCGTAGCAAGAGACGACTGTTTTTTATACTCAACAGTGTACTGCTCTGCTTCTCTAATCTTAGGGTGGTTCTCTATTGCACGATTAACAGCACCTTGTGGATCAGTGAAGTAATCTATATCTTCTTCAGGCTCAACGTATTGTTGAGGTGCTTGCGCGGGTGCTTGACTACTAATGTAATCATCAACCACTTTACGAAGTTCTCCTACCTCACCGGACTGACGACCTAAAAGCTTCTCAGCTTCTTGGTGCATCTGTACGACTTCTTCCAGCGACTTACCTTGATACTTCTCTGGAACGGTAGACTGCTCTTGAGGTTGTTCAGTTACTTCTTCCTCGTACTGAGTCTCATTTGCTTCTTCATTTATATTATCCGCGTTTTCCACTTCCGGTTGCGGGTCAACTAATGTTGCTCTTGACATTATTAATCTCCGTGATTATAATCATTATGGAGTTACTATTTACTACCTGCTTTTTCGTGTTCCCTAGTCCATTTAATAGAAGCTCCGGGGAATGAACCATCGGAGCCATTAAGGTGGAAAGACGGGGCAGATACCATCTTTGTAGCGTTGGCACCACAACCGCACCTACTGGTTGTAACACCATCCTTTACAAATTCTTCAAAGACATGTCCGTTAGTACAACGGAAGTCGTATACTTTAAACATCTATAGGGTCTTCATCTTCAGCTTCTGCTTGATCGCGAGCAGCCTCGATAGTTCCTTGTAGGTTGATAACAGTAGCAAAAGCAGCAACTTGACCTTTGCGGAAATGTAAATCTTCCAGATCTTTAACTGTTTGGATATCTGCTAACTGTTGTGCGTTATTAGAAAGCTCGTTAACGAGTTGTTTGAAACCTTCATGATTAAACAATTCATTGTAATTGTTAAAATATGTTTCAAGCTCGGGTGTCATAGTTTCCTCTAAAGTTACTGTATAGTATTATTATACCATAGATTTTGTTAAATGTCAAGCTTTTTTTGTAGTCTTTCGTCTACGGCCTGACGCTGTTACTGCGTGTTTAATTTTAGCTGGTCCTGTCTTACGTTTTGCAGAAGACTTTTTCTCTGCTGCTGTCATCTTAGATGCTACAGCTTTGGGTCTACAAGAAGGGTAAGGACGTTTACTTTTACTAGCAGACTTACGACCGCACGGCTTACCTGTCTTAACATCAACCCAGTCTTCTTTAAACCACTTGGTTAAGCCTCCTTTGGTTTTACTCATAAGTACCACCGCGTTTCTTGTACTCTTTAGTCAACCAGCCGGAAGCATAAGCACTGGGCCAAACCTTGTACTTACGCTTAGCCTCTGCCTTGACTCTTGAGTACAAAGCCTTGTTTTTAGGTTTAGGACTACTTTTTGCCTTTGCCATTTTTAACTCTCTTAACAGCCGCTTTCATTTTAGCGTCCATCTTTTTGTTACGCATCTGTTCTGCCATCTTCTTTTGCATAGCAGGACTAGGTGTCATGTTTTTGGCTCTTTTGTTTGCGTCCCTAATACGAGCTTCTACTTCTTCTTGAGTAATTCGCTTTACGGGCTTTTTTGCTTTAGTCGCCGCTTTCTTTTTAGGGGGACGACCTACTTTACTTCCGTATGTTCCTTTTCCTTGTGGCATATTACTCTCCTTACCATTTAGATTTATTAGCCCAATAAGCGGCTGACATTTTTCCTTTTGAAATGTTCTTGGCGTGTCTTGCCTTAAACGATTTACGTCTTGCTTTTTCTTTAGCAGTAGTAGGGTTTTTACCTGCACCGCTAACACCTTGTTGTCCGTATCTAATCGTCTTAACTTTGTCGCCTTCCTTAGCAACAACTACGTGAGACTTCTTAGGGTGGTTAGGCGTCCGCTTTGGTTTGTTGTACCCGCTTACTCCTGCTCGTGCTAGTCTTGGGTCTTTCTTTGCTGGCATTAGATAATCCCTCCACCTTGGTTTCCAGTTGGTTTAGTTGGTCCTCTAGGACTTTGAGGCGCTGGAACGTTCCTTTGAAGTGGTTGTTGACTTGGTCCAGCAGGGACTGCATTTCTTTTTGCGTTATTAACATTAGTCTTACCTTCTATTTGCTTTTCTTTGAGGAGAGTATCAGCCACTTTCATACGGCGTTCAAACTCTTTATCTTCAGCATCACCTTCTTTGAGGTTTCTAGTAATAGCATTAATTTTGTCAATCTCTAGTTCTTGAGGTACAACAGCAGCTTCGGCGGCTAACTTAGCAGCTCGCGCTTGTGACTCTTGAGCCTGTGCAGACAGTGCCTGAGTCTGTGACTGCTGGAACTGCATCTGCAATTGTTGTGCTTGCTGTTGTATCTGCTGTGCTTCAGGGTTTGGCTGTGAAGCTTGAGCAAGAGCTGCGAGTAATTCTTCACGGTTAGACAAATTCATGTTGTCAACAACTGATTGTATTAACGTGTTGTACAGCGGTGAGTCTTTACCCATAGTCTGTAATAACTGTACTAGCTGAGTAACTTCGTACTCTCTTGCAATAATACCCAAAGTACTACTAGCGTTAAATTTATAATCAGCCACGGGGTAATTTTCGGGGTCAAATTGCATATACCTATAAGCGGCTTTCTTAACAAATGGAATTAGGAAAGACTGTTGGAAGTTAATCAATGTGCGTTTATGGCGTTTAATAATAGCGCCAAGAGACATACTAATACCAGCGGCAGTACTCTCGCCATTAACCTGACCTGCAATTCCTGCTGAGTCAACAGCTCCTGTTGCTTGCTGTACCATCTGCTGCAAGGCTCCGGCCTGAGCAAAAGTGATTTGATTAACTTGACCAAAGTTAAAGGGTTGTAAAACTTCACGAGGGTCTCCGTTAGTTAGGATCATTTTACCGGGACGTACTTCAGGCTTAGAACCGCGCGGTAGTCGTGTAGCGTCAATTGCCATCATTGGATGAATAGTAAGGCTTAACGCATCGATCCTTGCACGTAACTCAGTGTCAAGAGCTTTCTGACTGTTATATCCTTTTTCACACACACCACGACCCCAGAAGCGTCCGGGTACTACGTCCCAAGGAAACGCAACAATAGGACGATCCTCCATCATGTAAGGATTAGCTTCTGCTTTCAGTAACGTACCCCCGTTAGCAATCACTACAACGGCCTCTACGTACTTTGAATCAGACCCTTCCTCCTCTACCAGTTCTTCTACATCGTCGCTCATAGCGGAATCTAGAAGCTCTCGTGGCACTAAACCGTAGTACTTGGTGAGACGTACCTTGTCATCACTGTAAACAGTAAGGTCTTGGTCAGGCTCAAGATCGGTGTCAGGTGCAGCAGAACCTACGTATACGTTTTTGTACACGCCTTGTTCTTGTAGCATTTCTACATGGTGTTTGCTGACAAACTCATCAACAGCTACACCCATAGCATCTTCTACAGATGTTGCTACAGGATCTATTAGGAAGTTCTGAGGCAGTATAGGTTTAAGCTTTACAACGACACGCTCAGTGATGTTAACACCAACGGCTTGTAGATCACCTCCCATAACAGGTTGAGTTGCAGGAACCATTTCCTTCATTTCTTCAATGACAATCTCACCGATGCC